AAATAATCTTAAAATAATACTTATGCAGCCTCTTTTGGAATTTGTCCTTTCTGATATCTTTACTTAAACTTAAATCTAAGTGTGTGATATTCCAGAAACCAAACCACGCCCTGAAGTTGCCCAGCAGATAGGGGCTATGAGGGTCCGCCGCTGTCTCGGTGGTCTTATGGTGCATCCGATGTAGAGTCACCCAAGCTAAAGGACTTCCTACTGAAGTGATAACACCAATAACACTTAGAATTTTTTCAATTACAGGGTAAGTGTTAAAACTTCGATGTGCTAGAAGCCTGTGGAAACCGATATTTATTCCAAGAACACCTATAGTCCAGTAGGTAAATAAAGCTATCCAAGCATAATGTGCAGATGCTCCCATGAATAGATATACAATACCTGCTAGACCTATTATATGGTTAAATACCTGTAAACTTCTTACAGCTATATTATGATTCATATAGCCTCTTTCTTTTGGAAAATGTACTTAACTAGATAACCAGCAAAATCATATTTACCCATGATTATCTGTTTAGGTCTATAATGATGGGTATTCTGATAACTCTCGCCAAAAGTGAAGATATTTAACCAGTGACAATCCATGCTCTTGTCCCCTGTATCCCATTTTTGATGCCCTATCATATGACCAAATACGCCTGTCATCTGAAGACTGAAGAAAGCTATAGCTCCGGGTAAAGCCCATGCCCAAATTACTAGCTCTGGGTTAATTAGAGCCAAGACAACAACATAGCCCGCGATTATCTTGAAATAGTTATCATGCAGCCACTTGTGTGTTTTATCCCTAATCAAATCTTTAACAGTCAGGGGGAGGATAGCAGAAGGCCACGGCCCTAAGACCCAAGCCTTAATAATACCGCCATGAGGGTAGTAAGGGTCTGAGCCTTCAACGTCTGACTTAGCATGGTGTTGTCTGTGCTGGCCTACCCAGCTTATAGAGCTTCCAATGCTGGCTAACGTACCCGCAAGTAGTAAGAACCACCACCAAAACTTATTTGTCTCATAAGACCTGTGCGAGAATAGCCTATGGAAACCAGCAGAAACGCCTGTGTTAAACACCGTCCAAACGACTAGAGCGGTGGCTAACCCCCACCAAGAAAAGTAGAAGGTGAGCCCTAATATACCTACCAAGTTAGTAGTAAACAATGTAAGTTTTACTTTGTGGTAGAAATTCATATGTCACCTATGCTTTATAAAAAAGTACACCAATAGCAGGAGTGTCACCCGACTTAATCACTGCTGTATTAATACTCTCAAAATAAATAACCTGATGCCTTTCGTAATTTATGTCATTTACCGAAATACCGTCTTCTGCAAGGAACAGTCGTTTACCTTTAACATCAGTAAGAGTTTGGGTTTCGTTAGGAGATAGTTGTAATACCTCCCCATCCCACAAATCTTTACCACTGACGCAATAATAACGTCCATTTTCGGTGGCAGACATATTAACTAATCTCTCGCCAGATTCAGTTAAAGGCTCTTCGTCATCTAAAGTAGGTATTAAAATCCTACCGTCTTCTCGGCTTTGTTGCACTCTCAGCTTCATATTGGCATCATAAAAATCTACAGAACCTGAGGTTAGAAAATTAACACCTCCTGTCGTATTTTGGTTTACAGTGGTTGCTTGGAAAATATCGCCCTTTTTAAATATAGCCGTCAAAATAGAAAAGCTGTTAGTATTACTATTAACTAGTGTTTTAAACCTCCACGCAGCCATTATAAGATTACCTCCGCTTGTGCCGAATCTTGGTCAGTACCTTGTAAAATTGAACCATTTGTTCCAATTAAAGGCGGGCTTAGTTCTTTTTCTAAATCTAACCACTGCTGAATCGGAGCATAATTTTTTATAACCTCTTCTAGAACTTCACCTTTAAAGGGTGTAGGTATGCCCATTAAAACTTTTTCTCGCCCTAGAGAAATGTACTCAACCATCATAGTCCTTGATTCTTCATCAACTTCTATAATTTTATATTCATATGTTATTTGCATTTTAATTTCCTATACGATTGTGCCTAAACGGCTACCTGTATTAATCCAAGTTATGTTTGAGTTGCCGTTTACTGCTTGTCCACCAGCACCACCAGACCCACCAGCAGCGACATCACCGCTAGCACCGCTAGCACCCGCAGCACCTACGTTACCACCATTACCACCTCTACCAACAAATCCGTCACCGGCACCACCAGTGCCTGCTGCTGCTAATGTACCAGCACCACCGTTGTTGGTTCCAGTGCCACCTGAGGAGTTAATGTTACTAGAGCGTCCACCGCCACCGCCGCTACCGGGTCCTTTTCCGCCACCGCCGCCACCGCCACCGCCGCCACCAGCCCAAATGTTTCCTTGGTTATCTATAGAAGCTGCAACAGCAACCGTTAAGGCTCTACCACCTTTGCCACCCGGCGTTCCTGCTAGAGTAGACGCCCCGCTACCCCCGTCACCCCCACGACCTCGTATTTGACCGTTATTAACTAGGGTTACACCAGTAGGGAAAGAGCCATCTATTGTCATAGCCGCAGTGCCGTCGCCAGCAGTATTGCCTGATATAATAACACCGCTATTAATAGTACAACCAACAGCAGTGCTTCCATCCCAACCAGCCGCTAAAGCTAATGTGCGAAGGTTTGCATTGGTTGCGTTTGTTGTAATGTTAAACGCAAAGAGAGCGCTCGTACCATAGAAGTCACTCAAACTAATCCCACCAGAAGCAGGAACTGCACCATTAGTCCCTGAAGTGCCAGAGGGTACATAAGACCCCCCAGCGTAGTATTCAGAAAGACTAACAGGGTTACTACCACCAAACTCAGTTTGAATGTCGGATAAAGGTAAAGCGCCAGAAGTAGGCAAAGCCATTACACTGTACCAAATGCTGTGACATCTCCAACAACCGTAAGATTGCCTGAAGCGTCTAGTTTCATTTTGTTAGTACCACCTGTAGCAAATACTAAGTCTGTGCCTGACTGCGTTACTGACCAGTTACCTAAAGTTACTGAGCCAGTTACAGAGATACCACTACTGTTGATACGCATGCGTTCTGTAGTTACATTACGCGCATCAGTTGCACCACCTACACCAAAGGCTAAATACTCAGTTCCCCAAGTCCCTGTTGAATAGCCAGATGTAATATCTGCTGACCTTCTTTGAGATGTATCTGCGTGGTTATAGAATGTTGAATAAAAAGCTAAATCAGCAACTTGTGAAGATGTGCCATCTCCCGTTTTCAATGCTAATGTAGAGCTGTTTGCACCTGCTACGCCGCCTTCTATAACTGCTTTATTACTATCTAGGCTACTCGTACCAATACCAACGTTACCACTACCATCAACTGTAATGTCATCGTGATTAGATATACCTAAGTTAGTAAGGGCAGTTGATGCGCTGTCTAAGTCAGATAAGTTGTTAGTTTTTACTACAAAACTACTAGTGTCTATGCTGGCTGCACTAGCCGCTGCTTCCGTTGCACTTGTAGCAGCAGCGTTCTCACTGACCAAGGCAGCAGCAGCACTAGCCGCCGAGCTAACTACATCAGCATTTGTCGATACAACATCAGCGTTAGTAATAACCACATCAGCGTTAGTTGTTACCACATCAGCATTGGTTGCAATCTTGTCGGCTGCTGTCGCTGCGGCATCTGCGGTAGTTTGTATCTGGTCAAGGTTGGTCTGTACTAAATCCGCTGCTGTTGCTCCTGCATCAGCTGTTGTTTGGATTTGGTCTAAGTTAGTTTGAACTAAGTCCGCTGCTGTTGCTGCTGCATCTGCATTGGTTAGTAGTACGTCAGCATTGGTAGCCGCTGCATCAGCGTTAGTTAGCACAACATCAGCATTTGTCGATACAACATCAGCATTTGTCAGGACGACATCTGCATTAGTTGCAATCCTGTCCAGTGCGGTTGCTGCTGCGTCTGCGCTTGTGGCAGCCTCGGAACCGGCTATGGCAAGCACGTCTGCGTTAGTTAGAACTACGTTAGCGTTAGTTGTTAAAACATCCGCATTCGTTAAAACAAGGTCTGCTGCTGCTGCGTTCTCACTTGCCAGAGCCGCCGCTGCACTTGCCGCTGCTGCTGTTTCCGATGCGCCCGCATCGATAGCAAACTGGACCACATCTTCATAAGCTGACGCATTATAAGTACACGATACAACAGAGCTGCCCGTTAAACTTATTGGTATTGGTGATACCCTTGTATAGGTGCCGTTGACCAGTGTTGCCCTGATGTCGCCACGAACGATTGTGCTTGCGCCGTCAAAGGTTCCGATACCTGCTTCGCGGTTATTACCGTCCTCGATAGAGTAGAACACCGCACCAGCGCTTATAGCGCCTGAGAAACTCGCTTGCCCAGTAGCTGGACCCGTAAGGATTATATCGCCTGTGCCGAGCGTAGAGCAGCTCTCAGCTACCCAATTACCTGCTTGTGTTGTCATCGCTCAATCCTCATTTGTAATGCTGTTCCCGACCATCTCGTGTCACGGTCATTGCTCTGGATGGATGCTACTGATTCTTTGAATCTGGCATCCCACATGTTAGCTGTTTCAGCGTCCTTAACGAAAGCGTTAATCTCTACGCATAAGCCAAAGACGTAGCAATCTGGGTACAGGTCACTGAGCCAGTTGTTGGGTATTACCGGTGATAATTCTGGTAAGTTTTGGTAGTACACTAGCTGAATAAGCTGCTCTGTTTGCGCTGGGTGTATCCGTAACTGGTCATCGACGATGGCGTAGGCAATATCATTGAATTTCCCACCTTCACGGTTATTAAGCTGCTCAGGTGAATGGTATTTTGGCGTCGTTATCTTGCCACCACCAACAGGGCTAACCTCTATATCTCTCAAGCCATCGAAGTCAGCAGGCAGGCCGTAGTATTCTTGGTCTGTGATTGACTCAATCGACACCCTAGACACCATTTTCTGTGTGTTCAGGGGCCGGTTGGTTCTAGATTCGACAATGCGCAGGAATGAATCCATCCTGCTGGTCACCTCCGCGTCAGTCCTGTCTGCGTACCCCAGCGCCATGTCAATTATCTCAGTATAATTCATGTGCTATTTACCTTGCTTTGGACCGGCAGGGGTTGCCACCTTAGTTTTAAGGTTGGCGTACTTTGTAAATACTGCTGTGATGGGGTTCTTTTTACGCATCATCATTAACGGTTTACGTGCCATTAGAATCTCTCCATCAGAACCCATTCAGGCTCAAGTAATTGAATGCGCCGTAACGCGCTCATCCTGTCAGCCTCTTGCGGGGCTTTCAGGTCATTGTATATATCCGGGTGCTTCCTCTTGAACAATTCCCACTCCATGTTGCTCGGTATGGATAGCGTTGCCCTCACATCTTCATTGTCATGCAGCCCAAGTTTCATCTTGTCCAGCATCTGACTGTTACGAATCTTCTTGTTGATTTCTAGGCTTGCTTTGTTGTGAAACTGAGTGTCCACATACAGCGTGCTGCCCTCGGTTACAAGCCGGGTCGTGTGATGACGGTCATGTGAGGTTACTTCGTCTTGCAAAGCTCAAGTCCTTTGTATGTTTTCGCTTGAGCTGGTAATAACGTAACAGTATCACCGGGGCCACATCGGCCTGCTTCTGTGTATAGGTTAACGCTTGTTATATTCTTATATGTGGATAACTTCGGTTTTATCTTGCTTGGTGCGGTCATGTTCAAACTCCAGTTGTAAAAAAAGAGGACGGCCGATTATTCAGCCGTCCTCCCTAGTTTCTTACTAAGCTACGCCAGCTAGAGCGTAATCGATATCAGCAACAATTGCGTTACCTTCTTCGTTTAAGCTACATAACGTAACGTCAACCGTAATCTCACGGTTTTCGCCAAGACCATCACGAGATAATTCCTTAGTCTCGTATCCTTGCAAGTAGCTACGTTCCCATAACTCTGGGTCTAATAGATACAAGTCAGCAGCGCCTGTGCTGCTATCGCTTTGGAAACGGTTAGGAACTAATTCTAATGTACCGAAGTTAGTTACCAAGATGTTAACAGAACCTTGAGCGACAACACCGCCACCTGAGCGACCACCGCCAGTAGCATTATCGGTACGGTTGCTGTTATCAACATCAGATTGTAATGTAGCAACACGAGCAGAGCTAGTGAATAGGTAGTCAGATAGAACCTCAATTACAGCAGGGGTAGACATTGCTACAGATGGGTTACCACCGTTCTCGTAAGCAACACGCATCATTGATTTGATGGTAGTCTCGCTTAAAGCACGTTTAGTACCAGCAGTAGCTGCTGTTGCTGGGAAGCCACCGGGGTTACCAGATAGTATAGGGTCAGCACCACCAACACCACGGTCAGCATTTGTTGAACCTTGGCCTGTAGCAATCCATGCGCCGATACCAGCTAACTTAGATGCAACAGATGTACCATTACCTTCAACAGCAGCGTTACCAGATACTAATGCAGCTTCTTCATCACGACGAGCAGCCTTCTGGCGCCTCATCAGCTGACGAACTAGCTCATCACTTGAACCGATTGTGTCAGAGCTACGACCACGGTCAGAAACACGTACTGTTTTGCTCATGATTTGGTGGTAGTTAGAAATACGCTCACCTGTAACGGTGTCGTCTAATCCAGCAGAACTTGAACCATCGATACGTGCGTTATCTTTGTTCGCAGCTTCTAATGATTCGCGTACCCATGACTTGAGATGGTTTTGTGATGTATCAGAACC